TTTTTTTTTTTCTTTTTTTTGATTTTCTTTTTTTTGATTTTCTTTTTTTTGATTTTCTTTTTTTTGATTTTCTTTTTTTTTTTTTAGAATTTGATTTTCTTTTTTTTTTATTTCTTTTAGCATTTGATGTCTTGGTGGCATTTTATTTTTATTTTTTGGCATTTTATTTGATATTTTATTTTGTGTCATTATATATATATAATTAATATAAAAAATTTTTACATTAATTATATATATATATAATGACAAAAAATAAAAATAAAAGAAAAAAAAAGAAACGAAAAGCTACTATACCAAAAGCTATTAGAGAACAATGTTGGATTAAAACATTTGGTGAAAAATATAAAACCAAATGTTTTATAAGTTGGTGCGAAAATGAAATTTCTGTATTCGATTTTCATGTGGGTCACGATAAACCTGAATCGCTTGGGGGGACATTAAGTGTTAATAATTTAAAACCAATTTGTGCTAGATGTAACTTAAGTATGAGTAATAATTTTACTATTACAGAATGGAATAAATTAAATGGTAAGCAAAAAGAATGCTGTATAATATGTTAAATTTTTATTCTATTTATAGATAATAAACTCTGTATTTTTTTACTTAAAGATGGTGCATTTAATCCCAATGAAACACCGACTGTTGTAGCAGTAATAATTGAATCTGTATTTATAAAACGCAACTTTCTATTATGAACATATTCAATAAAAGGATAAAAAATATATCCTTGATATAAAAATAATACTAAAGCAATAAATAATAATTGTGCTAAAATTTCTATTAAAATTATTATGGTATTAGTAGCCTTATTATATCGTGGAAATATTTGTAATCCCATTTTACTTACTATAATTGTGCCTATTACCCATAAAGTAATCATTATAAAAATTGATATCCAATCAAATTCAGGTATTGTTAAATTTTGTTCTTTGTATGTTTTTTCTGGTAAATTAAATCCTCTTTGTAAAACTGCATTATTTGCCATAGATATAAATTATATATATTATTTTTTCAAATAATCTAAAACAGATAATATAACATTTTCTTGATTATTTAATTTTTGAAATATAATAACCTCGTCAAATTTTATTTGAAACACTTGATTCCTCGAATTTTTACAAATTATTTTAACCATCTTATTTTCAAATATATAATCTACAAAAAAAGCACCAATTGTTAAATATATCTTTTCAGGTACTTTTAATGATATCCAACGAATATAATTTCCAAATTGTAAATCACTTAAATCACTACAATATCTATATTTTTGTAATTTTTTATGATACAACTTTAATGTTTCTCTATCTATTTGCAATTTTTGCAATATATTGTTTTTTAAAGTTTTTATCTTCGAAGAATCTAAATTTACCATCGAAGAATTTTCTTCATTCTCCAAAGCTGTAATTAATAAATCCACCTCTTTTTCACTCATATATATATTAGTATATTTTTTATTTAAATGCATAAGCTTAAAAATTTATGCATTTAAACCCCCGTTTTTAGACCTTTTTTTTTTACTTTTTTTTTGAAATTATTTATTTTGCATAACATCTATAATTAATGTTATATATGTTTCTTCTTTTTTGTTTGTTACGATAAAACTATAAAAAAAAAGTCCATTTTTTTCGTTTTTTTTGGACTTTTTTTTTGGAAAGTTTGGTAAAAAAAAATTGACCAAACTTTTTTTAGCTATTTTAAACCTTAAGCAATCTAAATACAAAATTAATAAATATATAACTGTTACCAACGAAATAGTTTGATCGATTTTTTTTCAAATTGATAATCCGAAAACGCATTTTGGACATTTTTGAAATGTCCAAATTGCGTTTTTGGCACAAAGGATTTTTTAAAAATCGATCAAACTTTCTGAAATACCTAGGTAATAGGAATGACCAACAATTTTTTAATTATGAAATGAGAGCATCCTTATGGTAAGGGGGCCTATTTTTTGGGAAAGTTTGGTCAAAAAAATTTTTAAAAAAGAAGAAAAAGTATTTAGGGGTTTTTTTTGTTATCCATATATAGAAACAGATGGATAACAAAATGGATAACTTTTCAAAACAGAGAAAACAGCAAAAAAGTGAAAAAGACCAAATTTCGTTTGAAAAAAAAAGTTTGAAAAAAAAAAAAATAGACAATGTTGAAAGTTTGACACTAAATGAATTTGACATGATAAAAAACACATACGGTTCATATTATTGCTCTGATTGTGATTTCGATACAAAAAATTTAAAGGATTATAAACGACACCTTACTACAAAAAAACATTTTTTTCTTACCCCAAAAAAAACACCAAATCGTGTTAGCAAAAAGGTAAGCCAGTTTATATGTGATTGTGGAAATAGGTATGAATATGCTTCAGGTTTGTCAAAACATAGACTAAAATGCAAAAATAAAAAAAAAGTCAAAAAAAAGTCAAAAAAATCAAAAAAAAGTGGCGAAAATGGCGAAAATTTTGACAAAAATGCAACAAAAAAATGCAAAAATGGCCAAAAATGTAAAAAACAGAATTTTGCTGAAAAAAAGGTTCTTACGGTAACAAATGAGTTTCAACACATACCATATGAAACGATAAATAATAATAAAAATTTTGTTTCATGTGAAAATATTGCGTTAAATGAGTTTGAGACCATAAAAAACAAATATGGTTCATACTATTGCACTGATTGTGATTTCGATACAAAAAATTTAAAGGATTATAAACGACACCTTACTACAAAAAAACACCTATTTGGGGTCCCAATTCTAACCCCGAAATTTGTTACCAAAAAGGTAAGCTTATTTGTTTGTGGATGTGGGAATAGTTACAAATATGCGTCTGGTTTATCAAAACATAGGATAAAATGTAAAAATAAAAAAATAAACAAAATTCCAAAAAAAACGGTAACTGTAAATACTTTTCACAACAAGCATAATGAAATGAATCATGGTAATAAAAAGTTTGTTTCTGGTGAAATAGAAATAGTTGAAATTATGAAACAAACATTAAATCAAACAGAAACAATAAATAAATTATTGGAACAAAATTCTGTTTTGATTGAAAAGTTAAGCGAAAAACCAACAAACAACATAACTTATCAAAATTGTGGAAATAAAAAAATGACTATAAATGTTTTTTTAAATGAAAAATGTAAAGATGCTATGAATTTAACTGATTTTGTAAATAATATGAATATATCATTAGAAGATTTAATGTATACTAAAAATTATGGTTATAATAAAGGTATAAGCAACATTTTTGTAAAACATTTGAAAGATTTACAACCAAGTGAAAGACCCATCCATTGCAGTGATAAAAAACGTATGCAATTTTATGTAAGAGATGAAAATAAATGGTTAAAAGACGAAAAGAATGAAAAAATAGATAAATCAATACATGATTTATCTATAAAACAAATAAAACATCTCAAAGAATGGGAAATGCAAAATCCACATTATCTTCAAGATGAAAAATTATTGTCGCAATGGCAACAACTTATTCATGAAATTATGGGACCTTCTGACGATTCAACTAGAGAAAAAGACAAAGAATCTATAATGAAAACATTGGGAAACACCGTAGAACTAAAAGATAGTCTAATAATACCTATGAAAGATTAAATATTTATACTTTATATATGAAAACAATATCAAATAAAATAAAAAATTTATTAATAAATGACAGAAAATATTTAACAATAGAAGATATAGTTAAATCTTTCAAAAAAGATTCTATCTTTATTACTTTGTTTTTTTCTACATTTATTACATCAATTCCATCACCAGCATATGGCTTTGGTAGTTCAACTATGTTTGGTGGAGCAATTTCATTTTTACTAGCTATTCAATTATTATTTAATTTTAAAAAAATATACTTGCCTGCGTTTATTATGAAAAAAAAAATAAATTTAAAAAAAATAAATAAAAAAAAAAAAATAATAAAAAAAATATTAGATATGTTTGAAATTATATTCAAAAAAAACAATGAAACATTATTATCGTATTTTTTAATAAAAATATCAGCTTTATTAATTTTATTTAATTCAATATTAATGATACTACCTTTAATTTTAACCAATTGGTTACCATCAACCAGTATAACCTTATTAAGTATATCATATTTATTTAAAGATGGTAGATTTTTTCTTTTTTCTATATTTTTTTCCTTATTTGTAGCAATAACGTATATTAGTATTTTTATATTATTATATCTTTTTTTTAAAAAGAGTAATAATTATTATGAAAGTATAAAAGAAATTTATAATTATGATAATATTATGCTTTTTAAAAAAAAGATATTTAATAATGAAAACATCTAGAAAAAGTTACGTTGAAATCTGTCAAAAATAAAGGTTTCAAATTACATATCAAACAATAATTATCGTAATAATTAAACGTTGCTGGATGGTATCGATACAATATTTTTTTATATAGATAATCATTTTTTTTCATATTATTATAAAATTTATTTAACTTTATAATATTAAAAACATCATAATTTGGTGTAAATTCAAAAATGTACATAATAATATTTTCATCTAATTTATTCATATAAATAAATTAGATGAAAATATTATATTAAAAACTTGAAAAAGCACCAAAACCTTCATTGGCAGCAGAAATTCCACCAACCATTCCAGCCATTCCAGCACCAAAAGCATTACCCATACTTGATTGCTGCCCACCAGCTTGTAATTCGGGTGATTGATGCATTTGTTGTTGCACTGCACCATTTGTTGGTTGCATTTGACCATGTTGTCCTACATAATCTGCACGACTTGCTTGGTGCGTTGGCATTGGTGGTTGTATTGTTTGGGGATTTCCTGACAATGGTTGCGAAACTTTAACAACCGAACCATCTTTTTTATCTTTTTTATTTCCGTTAGCTTGAATGTTATCACCAAATAACCGTTCATAAACAATATTTACTTTTTTACCATTATCACTGTTAAGACCAATGAAAATTATTAAAAATGCGATGTTCATGAAATTAATTTCTGCTAAATTATCACCGCTAAACGTAGGTAAATATGTAACAATTCTGTGAATTATGTAAATACCTAATAAGAGTGTAATAGAATGAATAATAACTTCTCCTAAAAGTTCGATATTTCCTTTTTTTTCATCAAATTCAGGCATAATATTGGCGATTCCTTTATTTAATAAGTAAAATGGAACAATAACAATTACTAAATATTGTATGATATTAGATAATTCACTTTTTGTATCGCTATCGAATCTAGTTACATGTTTTATAAAACCAGAATCAGCAATATTACTGAATTTGCTTGTAATATTTTCTCCGGTATTGATTTGTTTGCCACCTTCCATATGTTTTATAAAAAGAAATTAATATAAATTATTTCTTAAATATTATTAAAAAAATATTTAATAAATATGTAAGAAATAATTTATAATGAATAGAATGCATCCTGAAAAGCAATATTTATCATTAATAAAAAATATAATTAATAATGGAGTAAAACAAAAAGGTAGAAATGGATATACAAAAACAATTATAGGTTCATCTATGAGATTTTCATTAAATGATAATAAAATTCCCTTTATTACCACGAAAAAGTTAGCTTGGAAAAGTTGTTTAAAAGAATTATTATGGTTTATACACGGTGAAACAGATAATACATTTTTACAAAAACAGAATGTAAAAATATGGAATGATAATGCTTCTAGAGATTTTTTAGATTCTAGAGAATTATATCATTATGAAGAAAATGATTTGGGACCTATATATGGTTATCAATGGAGACATTTTAATAAAAAATATAAAAACAAAGAAAAACATAACAGAGATAAACAATTATCTAAATTTATTGGTAAAGGGAAAAATAATATAGACCAGCTGCAAAATATCATAGACAGTATAAATGACCCCAAAAAAAAAAGTAGTAGAAGATTAATTATGACAGCCTGGAATCCATGCCAAATAGACAAAATGGCTTTGCCACCATGCCATATATTATCGCAATTTCATATTTTAGGTGGTAGATTATCGTGTTCAATGTATCAACGAAGTGGTGATGTGGGTTTAGGAATACCATTTAATATAGCATCGTATTCATTTTTAACTATATTATTGGCTCACCATTGTGGATTAGAACCAGGTGAATTTATACATTTCATAGGAAATGCACATATTTATGAAGAACATGAAGAAGCTTTATTAGAACAAATAAAAAGAGAACCATTTAAAGTTCCAAAATGTTACATTAATAAAAAATATGATGATATTGACCATTATAAAGTTGAAAATTTTGTAATAAAAGATTATAAATATCATGATAAAATAAAAATGGAAATGAAAGCTTAAAGAACACCAATGTAGCGAGACTTTATGAATTTTCCAGTTTTACCAACATAAAACCAAAAAAATAGGTTTAATCATTTATAAGTTAATTTAATATAAAAAATAATATATAAGTTATATTAAAAATGAGTAGATTTGAAAGAAGATTAGGTGCTACTTCTCCAAGACCCGGACAAGCTGTTTGTAAAATTCCAAAAAAAAATAATACAATGCTTTCGGGATTTATAGATGTAAGAGAGAAAAATACAACAAATACCACAAATAAAACAAATACCACAAATAATGTAAATAAAAAGATAATTATAGAAGAGGTAAAAGAAAAAACAATGGATTCAAATATAAAAAAAGTGATGAATGTTAATAATCAATTAAAAAAAGCAATGGAGAAAATAACAGATGGAAATGTAAGATTAATTTATGGCCATGAAATTAGATTAAATACTATTGAATTAAATGTTGATTGTTTAAATGACATAAAATGTGAAAATATATATAATGACCAAAAAAATACTGAAAAAGAACAACAAGTATTGAATAATTCAGAAAAAATTGAAGAAATATATTTAAACTATAATAAGTTATTATTAAGTATTAAAAACAATGAAACTTTAAATGAAGAAAAAATAAAAGAAATGAATAAAAATATAGAACAAGAAAAATTAAAAATAAATGATTTAGAAAATAATAATAATAATTTACAACATAAATTAAATGAAATAAACAAAATTGATTCTAAATTAATAAAATTTATAGAAGAAACAAAGCAAAAAACAGAAGAAAAAAGAATAGAAAAAGAAAATGAAAAACAAATGCAAGAAAATGAAAAACAAATGCAAGAAAATGAAAAACAAATGCAAGAAAATGAAAAACAAATATTAAGAAAAGATATTGAAAATTTAAAAAATAAAAATAAAACTTTATTAAATATATTAAAAAAAATCGCTTCTAAATTAGATGACTCAAAAGATATTGTAAAAGAAATAAATAAATTAAAGAAATAAAAAAAATAACTAAATTAAATTGAATTATTTTAAAATAATAAAACAAGTTGTTTTATTATTTTAAAATGAAAGTTACAATAACAGACAAAGAAAAAGTAATTAAGTTTGCTATTATTTTTAGTAACTTAAAAGCAGAATACAAAGAAACAAATATTTACTTTAGAAAAGATGGGCTATATTTCCAAATGATGGATTCAAGTCAAATATCCATGGTAGAATTGAATATTAAAAAAGAATGGTTTGATGAATATGAAATAACTATTGAACAAGTTTTTGGAATACATGTTGAAACTTTTGATAAAATTTTATCATGTATTGATAAAAATTATACGATTGAATTAAATATCGAAGAAAATGCAGATAAATTAAATATTGTTTTATCCGACGGTAAAATTATTAAAGATTATGACATGAATTTATTGGATTTAGATAGTGAAATTTTTGATATACCTGAAGTCGAATATACGGTTGATATAATTTTAGAGTCAGCTATTTTTAAAGATTATGTCAATGAATTAATAATGTTTGGAGATGATTTAAATTTGTCATGCAATGAAACAGAAATAGTATTATCATCGGGGGGGGATGAAGGCAAATCAAAAATTATTATAAATGAAGAATATTTAGAAGAATATGGTATAGAAGAAGAAGCAAATATTAACCTTACGTATTCTATTAAAATTATTAAAATTATTTCAAATTTTGTAAAATTAAATAAGCTAACGAATATTCATGTTTCTGAAGATAAACCTTTAAAAATAGAATATAAATTGGATGATGGTAATGTTAATAAATTGTCATTCTTTTTAGCACCAAAAATGGTAGATTAATACGGTAAAATTTTAATATTCATTTCTATAATATCTTTATTATTAATGAAAATTTTTTTAACTGTTGTAATATTTAGTGTAGTTCTTTTTTTATATATTCATATGCATTTTCATTTAAAAACCAGTAACGATTTAGAAGTTTATACTATAGAAAATGTTTCAAAAGATAGATTGGAAGAAATTTGCAATTTAAAACAACCTGTATTATTTGACTACAGAAATGAAAATTTATTGGAATTGGCAAATATCACTAAAATGGAAGAATTGTATGGTGCATTCGACGTAAAAATACGCAATATAGAAAAAAAAGAAAAAAAAGATGAAGAAAGCGAAATATATTTACCAATTTTATTAAGTGAAGTTGTAAAATTATTCCAAAATAAAATAAATAATAAAATAATTATCGAAAATAACGCTGATTTTTTAGAAGAAACCGGGTTATTAAAAACATTTAGATATAATGACTCATTTTTAAGACCACCTCTGGTTTCAATATGTAAGTATGACTTTATGTCTGGTAGCGAAGAATCTTACACCCCTTTAAGATACAATATAAGCCATCGTAATTATTATCTTGTTACAAGTGGTTTGGTACATATGAAGTTAATTCCACCGAAAAATGGTAAATACTTGCAAAAGGAAAATGATTATGATATTTTTGAATTTGGTTCACCAGTTGACCCATGGGAAGTACAAGAAGAATATAAACCAGAATTTGACAAAGTAAAGGTCCTTGATTTAGAATTAAGACCAGGACAAATAATAAACGTACCTCCTTATTGGTGGTACTCTATCAAATATAAAAAAGTGTCAAGTATCTGTCGTTTTGAATATAGAACATACATGAGCACCGTTTCAATATTACCTAATTTACTGCTTGGACTTTTACAACAACAAAATATTAAGAGGGAAATAGCTGACAAAATTAGCTTTTAAGTTTATAAATAGAATGTTCTATTCGAACAATTAAATGTATGAATGTTTTTCCTTACTAAAAAACATATAGCATCAGAAATAGGCAATATACAATCATCGACATTATCTTCATCTATTTGATACATTATAGAAGATTTTGTATTAATTAATATTTTGTTTTTTGATAAATCAATCATCCTATCCGTTATTTTTTCCATATGCCAACATTTTTCATGTGGTTTTTTAATTAAACACCAGAATTTTTCGAAGTCATTTCTATAAAAATTGCGCAATTTATCAAAAGGACTAGTAGTATATGTTGATAATTTACTTATTTTACAATAATCCAATTTTTCATTAAAAATACTTGACCAACCCAGAAACTCTACTTCATAAACATTCTCTCTTGTTGTTATTGTCTTACTAGTTTTTTTATCTATAGAAAACTTATGTTTTATATTAATGTTTATGATTTTCGCTGGACACCATACATTTAAAAAATCTTTCGCATCCACAAAATCACCTATTTTATAAACATTGTTAGATATATCTTTCATTGCCAGTGACCATCTATTCAAATTATAATATAACCATTTCTTTTCCAAACGTTCATATTTAGAATAATCTTTGTCTTCACGAAGCATTTCAACCGTATCCATAAATTCTTTATATTTCTTATAATCATATGTATTTTTCAAACTTGCCGTAGTAAATTTTGATAAACAAAATAATTTTTCAAATGAAGATGAAAAAAATAAAAAAATAAAAATATAATTGCTTACATCTTGGGGGATAAAAAAACCCATGTTTATATATAATAAATATATTTTATAAATATTTATAAAATATATTTATTATATTATAATGATTGATAAAGCAATAGAATTTTTAAATACAGAAAAAATGGTAAAAAATTCTTTTTATTTGACTTACGTATTTTTAATGACCACTGCAACAATAACATTTATTGAAGCAATGCGAACAAACGATAATAAAGTTAGACATATTTTAAATTTAGAAACATGTATTTCCGTTGTTGCCGCATTTTTTTATAGTAAATTTATGACAATGGTTGAAAAACCATCAATAGATTATAAAGAAATTAATATGACACGATATGTCGATTGGTTTATTACTACACCAATCATGCTTCTTGTTCTTTGTTTAGCATTTTTATATAATACTGGTGGGCAATTAAGATTTGTCACTTTTCTTAAAATTTTAGCAATGAATTTCTTAATGTTATTTTCAGGATATGCTGGTGAAACAAATTTAATAGATAAAACAACTGGTTGGATTACAGGAATGATATTTTTCCTATCTCTATTTGGATTCATTTATTATAAATTTATAGCAAAAAAACCATTATTTGATAACAAAATATTGTATTGGTCATTCTTTACATTTTGGATATGCTATGGACTTGTTTATTACCAACAAGATAAATTGAAAAATGTCGCGTTTAATTATCTGGATTTATTTGCAAAATGTTTCGTTGGTATTTTCTTCTGGGCCTACTTTACAAAAGTTTTCACTTTTAAAAAAGGAATATATTAAAATTGATTAAAAATAATTTATTATTTTTTTAATTAAAAAAATAATAAAAAATTATAAATAATAATGAATTATAAAATTCACGTTGACAATAGAAATTACGAAACATGGAATTTATACAATGTATCAACCATGGAAAAAATAGAAAACGAAAATATCAAACCAATAAAAGAAAAATTATTCCATAATGATATTTTCACTTTTAATGGGAACAAAGTAAAAATATTAGAGTCCAACATTCGCAAAAATAAAATAGCTGGCGTTTTAGTATTAAAAAATAACAAAACATTTGGCAAATTTAAAAATAAATATTTTTATAAATGCATACCCGATGATAAACATATCCCAGAATTTCTAATTCCATACAAACCGCATATTAAATTTATAAAAAACCAAGTCAATAAATATATTGTTTTTCGGTTCATAAATTGGAATAATAAACACCCAAGAGGACAAATACAACAAACTATCGGCGATGTTACTGAATTACCCTGTTTTTATGAATACCAAATTTATTGTAAAAATTTATACCATTCCATTGCAAAATTTAAAAAGAAAACAAAAGAAAAACTAAAACAACATAACGAAGAATATTACACAAAACTTATCATAGATAAATATACCATTGAGAATAGACTCAATGAAAATATTATTACAGTTGATTCGAAAGGTTCCAAAGACTTGGATGATGCCATTGGTTATAAATATATAAGTGAAACTGAAATAATGGTAAGCGTTTATATTACAAATATCACGTTTTTGGTGGAGGTGCTTGACCTATGGGATTCTTTTTCGCAACAAATAGCAACGATTTATTTACCTGATAGAAAAAGACCAATGTTGCCAAATATTTTATCAGATGATATAAGTAGTCTTCTTGAAAATAAAAACAGGATTGCTTTCACGTTAGACATAATTGTTAATAGAGAAACAGGTGAAATAATAAATCATTCATTTAAAAATACGCAAATAAAAGTAAAGTATAATTTGCATCACGGAACGGATAAATTAAAAAACAATGAGGTATTTCAAACATTGAAGAAAATATGTCAAAAAATGAATAAAAAGAAAATTTATTTAGATTCTGTAAGTAGTTCTAGTGAAATTGTGTCGTATTATATGGTTTTGATGAATTACTTGTCTGCTTTGGAACTTGGTAAATTTAAGACCGGTATTTATCGTTTTGCAAAAGAAAATAAGGACTATGAGGCTCCAGAAAACATTAACAATGATGTTAAGAAATTCTTGACAATTTGGAATTCGACTGGTGGAAAATATTGCAAATATGAAGATGTTTCTGCGCACGAAATGTTAAAATTAGAATCCTATCTTCATATAACAAGTCCCAATAGACGATTGGTTGATATGTTGAACATGATTGTGTTTCAAGATAAACTTGGAATAATGAAAATAACTGAAAAATCGCGAAAATTTTATGATAAATGGTTGGAATCAATGGATTATATAAATGATTCGATGCGTTCTATTAGGAAAGTGCAAAACGATTGTTCTTTATTGAACTTATGTTCAACAAATGAAGAACTTACCAAAAAAAGTTTAAAAGGTTTTGTCTTTGATAAAAAAAGAAAAGATGAATTTTATCAATATTCTGTATATTTGCCGGAAATAAAAATGATAAATCGCGTTACAACTACCGAAAATTTGATAAATCTCTCTGAATATCAATTCAAAATCTATATTTTTATGGATGAAATAAAATTAAAACAAAAAATTCGTATTTTATTTCAGGTTTAGGGATATATAATCTTTATATATATATATATATAATGTCAGCACACAAAAAACGAAGAACAGGAGCAGCAACAACTGCACATTCGTATGGTGGATATTTGTCACCAAAATTACTTCAACTGATGACAAAAGTCAGTGCTACTACCCACGAACGAAGGGATGGAACGGTGGCAGCATACAACGAATTACACAAAATATTAAATCCTTTGTTGGAAAAAATGGAAAGTGCACCATCGGCAGCATTAATATCAGATGTGTTGGCGTCGCAAACAACTGCATCGGAAACGAAGTCGTCAATATCGTCAAATGTTTGTGCCCTATATTATAATGGCGTAATTACAGGTTCAAAAGAATTAAGAGAATATAATGAGTCATATGTATGTAAACAGTATAACAAGTATGGTTCCCCAGGCCTCGGAACACCTATTGATTATTATACAAAATATGATGCCGGTCCAAAAAAAGAGGAACCATTTTTTGATGCTTTTTTAGTTCATTTAGCTATGATAGATAAGAGCAAATTGAAGAATAATAATATAGGAGACTTAAAAAAAATAAAATATTATAGAGCAAACATCCAAGATGACAACAAAACCCCAAATCAAGGTGAAAAAAGTTCTTTAACATCAGTAATTTCTCAAAAAGATTTTGTTATACCACCGGGTATATATGCTGGCGCTAAACATATATTTATTATGTCCCCTATGACAAACAATATGAATGAGGAAATTAAAGAATATTGTAACAGTCAGAAAAAAAATGGAACAAATGTAATTATACATATACAGGGTGATAGCGTCCATAATAGCTACGAAGGTGGAAATGAACACAAAGGAAAAGAGGGAACAGGAAAAATAGGGGCTGATAATGGATTAACTGCAAAAAGAGACCCCATTACAAAAAAAGTAGGAATGTTTCCAGACGCATTTAATTTATTTTCAGGAGGAATAGCTACACAAAATTTTAGGAAATATTTAAAAGAAAACAACGCAGTTGTTGGCTCGGTTTCTCCAGTAACAGGGATAGAATGGAAAGGTAATGATTCAAAGCCTGTCCCAGACTATTACAAAGAAGTAAACGACTTGGTTTTACAATTTTCTTCCAAAAATAGTCCAATATATATTGAATCAAGTAAGTTTGCTGAAGTATTATCAGGTATTATTCCCGGAGGATTGGATATTCATAAAGTTTATCAAGACGGAACTGATAAGGATAATTTAGCTTCTTTAATTTTGTTAGGGGGATTAAATAAAGAGCGACTGATAAAAACAGATTTTATTGGACTTAGATTATATAAAAGTTCTACCATTCCTTTTCCCACGATTTATGATTACGAAGTAGACGAATTAGGCAATTACAAAGTAGACGAATTAGGCATACGTGTTTTAATCGATAAAGACCGAAAACATACTTTCAAATTTGGGTCCTCAAGGCTTGACATCAATGGCGAATGGTCTTCACCAGCAGATAAAAATCCAAAGTATGGTAATTTACCATTTGATACAAAAACAGAAAGTTTAACACGAAAATTTTATATAGAACAACGCAAAGGTTTTACAAATGTATTAACACCATATGCTCAAAATATCGTAATCAATGGTATTCATATAAATAAAGATGTGGATATTGCTAAATTTATAGTAGATGGATTAGGCCTAATTTCTGAATCGTTGAGAGCCCCATTTAATATGAGTTTATTTTGGTTTGCTCCAGAGACATATCAATATACGGCTCTTAAAAATGCAACTAATAAAAGTAATAGAGATGCAATGTTAGCAATTAAAGGTGTTAATCAATCATCTGTATCGCCGTCCTCCCCCTCCTCCTCGTCGTCATCGCCACCACTTTCTAGTGAAACAAAAGACGACATTGATGTCGATGAAGAAGGGGATGCTGTTATGAAAGGTAGAGGCGGTAGAAAACGCAGAAGAAAAAGCAGAAGAAAAAGCAAACGAAAAAAGAGAAGCAAAAGAAGAAAAAGCAAAAGAAGAAAAAGCAAAAGAAGAAAAAGCAAAAAGAGAAGAAAAAGCAGAAGAAAGAGAAGAACAAAAAGACGTTAAATCAAAATATTATTTTAATATTTTTATTTAATATATATGAGCGAGGAATTAGTTTGGCATGAACAACAAGAAAATATCTTAAAAAAATGGGGGGAAATAGGTTCATCCTACCGCTTTATGCACGACAGAGCTTTTTTATATTACGAAAAACAAAATTTCCGTTTTGCTCTACCAGTAATTGTAATAAGCACTATAACCGGTACAGCCAACTTTGCACAATCTTCTTTTCCAGCAGCTTGGCAACCATATGTACCTTTATTCGCAGGGTTTTTAAATTTAACGGCTGGTTTAGTTACAACAATTGCTCAATTTTTGCGCGTTTCAGAATTGTTGGAAGGACATCGTTCAGCTAGTATAGCCTATTCTAAATTTTCCAGAAATATTTCTGTAGAATTATCTCTACCAACCGACGAAAGAAGTTGTGGTGGGAGAGAATTTATAGCTAATTCACGTATTGAAATAGATAGATTAATTGAACAAAGTCCAAATATACCGTTGCATATAGTGAAATTATTTGGAAAGAAATTCAAAGATACAACTTTTATTAAACCAGATATTTTAGAAATAACTGGGGTAGAAGTTTATAAAGATGATGGTAAATTACAATTATTAAAAGAAAAACAAGAATTTGAAAAGAAAGAAATGGAATTAAAAATATTGAAAGAAAAAAAGCAATATGATGAAGATTTGGTAAAGAAAATACGCGATGATGAAGAAAAAAGAAGTAAAGAATTTGAAAATAAATTAAATGAAAGAATGTTATTGGAAAAAAAAAATATAAAAAATTCTGTTAAATTAAGAGCAGTGGAAAAAAAGAAAAAAATCGGCATCAGTTCCATAAATAAGAGCATGTCTTCGTTAATAAAAAAATTAGAAAAGGCAGATAATAATAACGCTATGGTTACACCTGAATCTAGTGAAACCGATGAAGAAAGCTCAAATGAACCGTCGCCAAAAAGCCACGTAATAGATATCCCTGTCACCATAGTCGAGGAAAATGAAGTTATTATTAGCGATAATGACCCTAATGAAATGAAAGAAGTAGATTTCTCAAACAATTCTTTATAATTTTTTTGTAAAAAAATTTAAATATGTTTTAATAAAAAAAAATTATTTTAAACATATTTTTATTCGCCATATCTTTTCAACAATTTTCATTGTTTCATTTGCATCATCAAATATTGTTTCCGTTTTACCACCATATATACTTTTCAATACTTGATATAGATTTACACTAGGTGCTTGTCCCTGTCCAACACCACTTAAATCGCTGTTTCCATAAACACCTGTATATCCACTATGTTCATTAAGGTTTATACTACAATTCATTCTTATGAAAAGCGATATGTAATCACCAGGGCAAAATGGGAAATTATATTCAGTATCTTCGGCTTCATTGAAAAATCTATCAGGTGAATCATCCACAAATTGTATAATGACACTTTTACATAGTTCATTACTATTATATGAACTAGTTGTTAAATTTTCTTTTAATGCCGTTGATAATTGCAAATGCAAATTACTATTCACAACGGTTGAAATTATTTCACTTTCGTTGGCTATAAATGCTTGTGCAAATGGATGACCCATAAGAGCATCTGAAATATACCGTACAAACATTCTACCAATTGATGC